TTTGATCTGCATCAAGCAAAGGCCGGTGTTGATACTGAACACCAAGGAACAAGAGTTAAGCAGAAGGTTGCAGCAGAAAGTGCTGGCAAGATACTCGTAGGGGACGCAGACGCTAAGCGTGCTATTAGAACATTCAAGAAATTTACAGATCCAAAAGAAGAGTATACCGACGCTAAAGGTCGCAAACGTACCCGTGGTGGTTTTGGTTTGCAGGTAGAGTCTGCCATTTCTCATTTTGATAGCAACATGATGCCTGGATTCCAAAAGACTGGTTTGGATGGAAGAGGCAAGGGGAAAGGCGCAGCTCCTGTAAATTCTGATGCAACTGATGGTGGAGAGCAGACAACCGGTGGTGGAACCACCACCCCTCCTAAGAAGTCTGCAAAGAAAACAGGTTCTCAGCCTCGTAGAAAAAACTCATCTGCAGCAAAAGCTTCATCTTTGCCGGCAACGCCATCTTCAACACCTGTTGCTACTTCAACAAATGGAGAAGCTCAACCAGAATTATTTCCGGGATTTGGAATGGACGTAACACCTCCAAAACTTCCACAACCAGTTCCTGCGTCACCAAAGACTGCAAAGACTCCAAAAACTCCTAAGGCGGGTAAATAATGGCTAAAGATACTCGTGGTCTTGATAACAACGAAGTAGTTAAAAAAGATATTGCATCTAAGCAAGCAGCGTCTGATGAAAAGATTGTTTCTACTGAACGTATTAAGCCTTTAACAAATGAAGATGGACAAAGAGTAGAGGGTCCTATTTCCCCTGCTCAAATAGCCGAAGCAAATAAACTAACTGAGGAAGGTAATAAAACCCGTTTAGAGGGGGTACCTACCAGTGGTGGTGCGGTAAAAGATGACCCAGCAATACCGGATCCAAATACACCTAAGCCAACTATTGAAGAAATTACTCCGGGACAAGACGCTAGAGCAGCTGCACGTAACGTAGGTACTGGAGTTCCTGCAAGAACAACTGTTTTAGATTTTGGAAAGCTACCTAGTCGTCCAGAAGGTGGAGCTACTGCTGCATCCGTAAACGTAACAGAAAAGCCAGATGTAGCAATTAACCTTATTGATCGTCTTAAGTCTGGAATGGGACTTCCTGGAGAAGAACAGGGGCATCTAGACCTTGCCCTAAAACTTCACGAATCTGACAGAGAGGTAGCGGCTCGCACAGGTAAGGTTGTAAATGATGTACAACCAAATGATCCAAAGGCTACCCACCTAACTGTTTTTGGTGGACACCACCATCGTCTTGCAAAGGTAATGAATACCTTTAAGATTTCAGATCCAGAAATTTATAAAAATGCTGCGTCTGCTACTGGACAACGTCTAGCAACGCTAGTACACGGTCTACATAAGATTGCTCAAGAGCATGAAGACTCTAAGCGTACTATTACCCACACTCCAAAAGAAGGAGCTATGTGGGAGCATCCAGAAACAAAAGAGATTATTCCTGTAGCGGCTAACCACCCAGATATGCCATCGGCCTTTACTCGCACTAAGGGTAAAGTTGCACGAGTAAGCAGAGATGCTTCAGGTGCAGTAGTAACCACTCGATCTCATGAGGGTTGGGACAGTATGAGGGTACGCGGGGGAACAACCGTCTACCGCAAATATGGTGCGCCAAAGGGAATCGATCTAGTAGACCACATGCGTGCTGAGATGTTGAGCGAGCACGGAGTGTCTGCAACTTCTCGTGCAGCACACGCTAACAGAACTACAGACATTCTTGAGCAGATGAACTCCAGCATTCCTAGAGATAAGAAACAAATTGGTGTTCGCAAGGTTGCTAAAAGAACTACTCCTACAGTTACTTCTCGTCCAAAAGCTCAAAGAACAAAGTCTCCTGGAGCAGCTAAGATCTATCGTCTTTCACCAACTAATACCGAAACTACTGAGCCGTTATTGGTAGATAAGGCTAAGCCAGGTAAAGCGGCAGGTACTAAGCCTAATCCTCCAAAAGCACGTACAGGAAAAATGCTTGTTGGCACAGCTCCTCTAGATCAACCTCTAGGTCCAAAGGAAAAACCAGCAGTTAATACCGCGCCTCCTAAGAAAATTCCAGTGCAAGAATATCTTCCTGGTACGGGAGTACCTATGTATCAAACTACTGAAACAAAGCCAGCAGTTTATGGGACAAAGTCTGGTCCATTAAGTGCGGAAGAAAAGAAACGAGCTCTTGCAGGTACGCGAGGAGGTGCGTTCTTAGGTTACGAACCTCAAGAACCTACTCAAGACCAGAAAGATAAAGCTTTTAGAGAAGTGCTTTCTAGGGGCGGCGGTGTAACAACTGAGGCCGTAGAAGAAACTGCCAAAGCAAGTTTAAAGCCTCGTACTACAAGTTTCTTAGAGCATGAAAAAAAGCAAGTCAAAAAAGCTGTTAAGGATGCACGAACAGTTCTTGTTAAGCCGGCTGAGACAAAGACTGAGGTAGTACCTACCGATCGTGACTGGAAACCAGAAACACCTAAGAGTCGTCAGTTCACTGTGGACACCACAGATATGACTGGTGCACAAGAGGTTAAGGCACTTAGCAATATGCGTGCCTTTACTCATCAACAGCCTAGTGCAAGTCGTGAATTGGTTGTTCGTCCTGGAGGTAAGAAGCAGGCTAAGAGAGATGCACGAGCTGCAAAGGCTGCGCCTAAACCAACTGAGCCAGAACAACTAAGCCTATTTCCAGATCACGAAGTGGTTCCTGGAAGAAGTAACCAATTCTATATGGCTGGAAGTGTTCAACCTATCTCTGATGCGTCAGCGACACTTCAAAGATCTGCTAAAGCAAAGTTTGGAAAACAACCAAATAACAAAGACTTTGAGACTGAAAATGAAGGAAGCATCCTAAACAGACTACAAGCTGGTTCTAAGAAGAAAGACTAACTATGCCTAGGGTAGCTAGTTTTTCTCCTGAACCTGAAAAGTTTGATAAGTATAAGTCTTTGCGTACTCACGCACGTGAGGCAGCAGAGTATTTAACTGGTCTTCCATACAAGCAACCACAAAGCCCAGAGTTTAAGGGGTATACCAAACCAGGGCGTGGTGCTAGCGGGGAGTCGTCTAACTAATGGGACGTCGTAAAAAAGAACTTCATTATGGTTCTCGTAGTGGTAACGGTACTGTTATTCGTCAATCAGTAACAGATAGGTCCTCTAAATCTGCACGCCCTTGGAATGATCCAAAGGTTGTAGAGGCTTCTCAAAGCTACGGGGTACCGTTCGCTAGCTACAAGCAGGTTCACACCTATGAGAATCGTTTAGAAGATTTAGGCTCTGTGGAATCACATGAGCGATTTACCTGCAAACCTTGCGGTAAACTAACGGGATCGTGTGCATGTAAAGGAACAGAAAATGGCTAAAACAGCAGCTTGGCAACGTAAAGAGGGTAAGAACCCTGAAGGCGGATTAAATGCCAAGGGTCGTGCATCATATAAGCGTGAGACAGGTGGAACACTAAAGCCGCCAGTATCTGCATCTCAAGCAAAGAAGTCAAAGAAGTCAGCAGCACGTCGTAAGTCTTTCTGTGCACGTATGGGTGGTATGCCTGGTCCTATGGAGAAGAATGGTAAGCCAACTCGTAAAGCACTAGCTTTACGTAAATGGGATTGCTAATGACAGCCACAGTTTGTCACCACGTGTACGAATACACAGGAAAAGACCTTTGTCCTTCCTGCGGTAAGCCTACACACGAGATAAACTGGGACTTAACGCATGAACAGCATCGAGATTGGATTTCAAGTGGCAAGGCTACTCTACAAGGATGGTGGTCTATCTAATGGCAACTAAGAAAAAAGAAGTAGCTGGCGGAAAAGTATACAAGGGCTCTAAACAAAATGGTGGTCGTGAGATCATTGTTGAGCACTATAAAGATAAGAATGGTAAGTGGCACACCACCTCTAAGAATGCAGCTAGAGCTAAATACGAAAAAGAACATGGCAAACTTCATTCTAAGAATAAAACTGTTGACCACAAAAATAACAACCACAGCGACAATAGAAGCAGCAACCTTCAAGTTTTGGATAAAGGTAAAAACACTGCTAAAGAGAACAAGCGCAGAGCAGGTAAAAAGAAGAAATGAAAAAGGCCGGGGGTTACCCGGCCTTCTTCGTTGTTGGAAAATCATCCAACCAGTTTGTGATACTCGGCTCCTCTGGAGAACCATCGTAAGCATCAGGACCTAGTCCCCAGGATCCCCAATTCGTTCCACGAGCCGTCATATAGAAGGCTGCTTTGGCATTGGTGACCGGATCATATAGATCGCTATTTTTTTCGATATTGAATTTTTCCCTACGTACGTCACCAAGACCACCAATCATGTTGATCTGGAATAGGCCGTAAGAATCGTCCCCAGTAGCTGGAGTATTGTTTCGGGATGTTGGGTGTCCCCTTGATTCCCTCATAACTACCGCCCAAGCTGTTCTCAAGGATTTACCCTCAAAACCAACTAAGGACAATAGGTCGATAAGCTCCGTATCAGTGAGCTCTTTGGCTCCGCGGTACTTATCTAGGGGGTCTTTAACTGTGACGGTTACCGTTGACCCATCGACTACAGGTACTTCTTCTGCAGCCAAGGCCTTTGGTATACCCACCAGCAGTAGTCCGTATAGGACCAGCATTGCTACATGCGATTTGTCATAACTTTGCACTCGGTCTCCTAGGCTAGAGGGCCAGTCCTAACTGCGTATAGCTGTCACCTATACTAAGCAACTTGGCCTCTTTCTGCCAAGTTCGGTCTGCAACCCTTTTGTTACGGAGGTGCGAATGCCCAGATTGCTCTGGGCATGTGTAAACCCTAGCAGTAACTACAGGGTGTCAGCAACCGACAACTACGTGTAGAATAATATTTCTTTATATGAGAGGAATATCACATGTCACAGTGGTCAGCGCCCTGGAATGCACCAAAACCGCAGGTAGAAGAGGTATTTAAGCCTGTGCAAGAAGAAACACCAACACAAACAACAGAACCTGTTGTAGAAGCTCCTGTAGTCGAAGAGCCAGCTGTAGTAGAAGAAACTGTTGAAGAAGCTGTAGCACCTAAGAAAACTACAAAGAAGACTGAAGCAACACCGGCTGAATAATGAGAATAGAGCGCATCGTTACGAGGCAAGGGCACCCCGTACCGGAAACAGCGCACCAGCCTAAAGGACCATTTCCACCAGAACTATTTGAGTCCTCCCCCATAGTTACGGATTATCTACCGCAACCTGATGGGGGAGTAGACGTACCCGTAGGTGGGACAGCGCAGAATAACTTTACACATATGCGCTGGTTTAGATGTAAAGTATGCGAATCGGTATTGCGAGAACCAGAAGTAAATGATCATAACTGTGAGGACTAATCGTGGCAAATCCAAGAGACTTGGGACCTTTTTATTGGCATACGCTGGTTTATCCCATAAAGCCTAAAGATCTTTGGGAAAAAGCAGAAACTCAAGAAATTGCTGAACCGTTTAGAGGCGGGGCAGGTTTATCCATTAGACTACCCTTTACTAGACTAGCTTTGGTTATAGGTAAGTGGAATGCCCAGTTTGAAGAAAGTCAGGCGTTAACTAACGCCATCAGAGGACGAGTACTGCCTGAGGAAGAAGCTGACTGGGAGTTTATACGATACGGAGTAAAAGAGGGGGAAGATGTTTAAGAAAAAGAATCCTGAGCGTGAGCGTACAAAGGTTGAAAAAAGAGTTGACTCTTTGCCAACATCAGAACTTTTACCGTGGACAGAAAACGCTCTATACACAATCGGTAGAAACTTGTCATCATGGCAAAAGACCCAAGATCCATACACTTTAGAAGAAGCCAGAGTAGGCGCAGAAGCGCTATACGTAATCCTAGAAGCATTAAAGAAACGACACGCTAATGAGCGATCTTGAGTACGACGACCAGTTTGAAGAAGTAGACCCGGAAGAGTTCTTACTAGACGAGGAAGAAGAGCTTCCTGAAGAAGAACCAGATGAACTGGATGAGTTATCTAAAGAGTTTGTAAAAGCTTTGGTAGAAAAAATCATGCAGTTTCAAGAAATGCTGGTTGGGTACAAGCTTCACTCCTATCAGGCACCGCTTGCTAGAAGAATCATAGAATCAGTAATCATTAACGATGGTGAAGAAGTTACTGCACTAGCCTCACGTCAGTCAGGCAAGTCTGAAACTATTGCTAACACTGTAGCGACTCTTATGGTTATTCTCCCACGTCTTGCAAAGATGTACCCAGATTTGTTAGGAAAGTTTGGAGATGGTATTTGGGTAGGTATGTTTGCTCCTATTCAATCCCAGGTAGAAACGCTATATGGAAGAACAGTTTCTCGCCTTACTAGTGAGCGTGCATTAGAGGTATTGGGAGATCCTGAGATTGATGATATGGCTACTAAAAGCCCTGGAGTTATTAGAAATATAAAACTTAAGCGTAGCGGCAGTACTCTTATGATGATGACTGCTAACCCTAGAGCTAAGATCGAGTCTAAGTCCTTCCACCTAATCATTATCGACGAGTGTCAAGAAGCAGACGATTTCGTAGTCTCTAAGTCTATTGCTCCTATGGGTGCTTACTACAACGCAACTATTGTTAAGACCGGCACTCCTAGCACAATGAAGAATAACTTCTATCGAGCTATCCAACTAAACAAGAGACGTCAAACAGGTCGTTCTGCAAAACAGAACCACTTTCAATGGGACTGGAAGGATGTGGCAAAAGTAAATGCGAATTATGAAAAGTTTATTAAGAAAGAGATGCTGCGAATTGGAGAAGACTCTGACGAGTTCCAGCTCTCATACAACTGCAAGTGGTTGCTCGAAAGAGGAATGTTCGTCACGTCATCAATCATGGATGACCTTGGGGATACATCTCAGGAACTTGTTAAGAGTTGGCACCGTTCCCCAGTTGTGGTCGGAATTGACCCCGCAAGAAAGATGGACTCTACAGTTGTTACTGTTGTGTGGGTCGATTGGGATAGGCCTGATGAATTTGGCTATTACGACCATCGTATTCTTAATTGGTTAGAGATCCAGGGAGACGACTGGGAAGAGCAATATTTCCAGATCGTTAACTTCTTAGGTAACTATGACGTATTGGCTATTGGCGTAGACTCTAACGGAGTTGGAGATGCTGTAGCTGGTCGTTTAAAGGTTCTAATGCCTAGAGCAGAGGTGGTTCCGATTACCTCTAGCCCTACAGAGCAATCTAAGCGCTGGAAGCACCTACAGGCCCTTATTCAACGTCAAATGGTTTCTTGGCCAGCTCACGCTAAAACGAGAAGATTGCGTCTTTGGAAAAAGTTTTATCAGCAAATGACTGATGCCGAAGTTCAATATAAGGGTCCAAACTTTATGGTTTCTGCCCCTGACGAAGCTC